TATATATAACTGGCTTCAGCGTCGCACTTACAAGTGGAATCAGTCACAAGAATTATTACCATGCGTTGACCTACCGAAGTTTAAGCAAGAGTGGCATGAACATGAAACTGCGTTCCACGTCCTCGTGGATACGTTTAAGAACCAGTATGACTCTATCGTATCGGATATGGCATTCAAACAAGGTGATATGTTTAACAGAAATGACTATCCACCCAAAGAACAGATTACATCAAAGTTTAGTCTTAACTTGTATGTGAGCGAAGTGCCTGTTAATGACTTTAGATGCAATATTGCTCAGGATATCGCAGATGATCTTTTTAGTTCATTGTCCAAGCAAACCAAGTCGATTATAGAGAACATAGCAAGCGAACAAGTCGAAAGGCTAATAGATGTAATGCAGAGTATCTCTCATTGTTGTGGTGTGGACGACATTGGTTTAGACAAGACAGGTCAGATGAAAACTAAGCGTCGCAAGATATATGACACAACGATACAGAAAGCATTGGAGATGTGTGAGAGTTTTAAGGGATTCAATCTCAAGCATGATAGCGAGCTAGAACTGGCACGTGCATCGCTAGAAAAAGTTTTACATGGTGTTACGGCAGAAGATATCCGAGACAGTGACGCAGTGCGTTCCAATGTCAAAGAGGGGATTGATGGCATCTTGTCGAAGTTTGGTGCATTTAATTGTATGTAGTAATGTAGTTTTTTAATTTAATTTTATATAAGGAGAAGTAAATGAGTAAATTATCTTTCAATCAAACAGTAACTATCAAAGAATTACGCACAACCATTCCGTTGATTGGTGCGCAACAGGAAAAAGACCAATACATCACACCAATCATAGTGAGTGAACCTGGTGTAGGTAAGACCTCGCTATTAAAAATGATTGAACAAGATCTTGGAGATGCTTACCAATATATCTACGTAGACTGTCCTGTAAAAGATATGTCAGACATAGGTATGTCTATACCGAATCACCAAACAAGAACCCTTGAGTATTATGTTTCTAGTCTATTCTGTTTAGATGACCCAAGACCTAAAGTTGTTTGCCTCGACGAGTTCATGAAGTCACCGAAGTTATTGCAAGTTATCTTTACTAGGCTGATGTTAGAGCGAATGGTAGGTGACGTTCCACTACCACGTGGATCGATAGTTTTCGGCACAAGTAACAATGCGTCGGATGGTGTCGGTGACTCAATGCTCGCACACGCTGGCAATCGTGTATGTATTATGGAGATGGCTAAGCCTGACGTTAATACTTGGCTTCAATGGGCGTCAGAGAATAATATCTCTCGTGTTGTTCGTGCTTTCGTTGCCTTGTTCCCAAGAGTTCTCGCATCATATAGAGATGGCAACCAAGATGATAACCCATACATCTTCAACCCTAGAAAGACTGCTCTTTCATTCTGTTCGCCTCGTTCCTTAGCGAAGTGCGACGTGATTGTGAAGAATAGAGATATCTTAGGTGAGAATGCAACGATGGTCGCCCTCGCAGGCACTATCGGACAGTCGGCTTCTGCTGATATGTCAGCGTTCTTATCGTTAGAGAAAACCTTAGTAGATGTAAAAGATATTCTCAAAGCACCAGAGTCAGTTCGTATACCTGACGAGATATCTGCACAGTTGATGATAATGTTTCAAGCAGTAGATGTATTAGAAACACAAGACGAGTTGACTAAGTTTATGTCATTCGTTAATAAGATTCCTAGTTCAGAAGTTCAAGCAGTATTCTTTACTATGATGATGCGTAATGCAAAGGCAATTAAGTTGGCTCGTAACAATGCACAGATTGCAGAGTGGGCAAAAAATAATCATGAATTGTTCTGAGGTGGTATACTACCCATTCAATCTAGAGAAAGGAATGATATGAGTAAAAAATATAATCAAGGAGTAGCTGATGCCAATAGACGAAGGACTAAGCATGGTCATGCGACAAGAGATAAAGGAACGACAAAGATGTATGCAAGATGGATAAGTATTAAGGGTCGGTGCTTAAACCCTAATGCTCAAAATTATCATAGGTATGGTGGTAGAGGAGTAACTATATGCCAAGAATGGGTTGATAGTTTTGAATCTTTTTATAGAGATGTTGGTGACCCACCTAGTGATAAACATTCATTAGATAGGATTGATAACAATAAAGGCTATGAACCAAGTAATGTTAGATGGGCTACAAAGAGAGAACAGTCAAACAATACTATATCTAATATATGGATAGAGCATGATGGTAAACACATGACATGGTCACAATGGGCAGAATATTTAAAAGTGCCTTATGACTTGATTATGTCAAGAAAACGGAGGGGAGAAACTATCGAACAGATACTTCAACCTAGAAAAAATAAAGTCAGAAGTGACAGTGGTATTAAACGAAAGGAGAAGTAAATGATCACGATAACACCAAGCGAATTTATTTTAATGGTATGGGGGATAGTTATGACTATCTTATGGCAAAGAGCCTTATACAAGTCAGAGGAGTTCAAACAGTTTACAGTTCGCAAGTTGCAAGAGATTGTGAAAGGTGAAGCGAAGATTGTAGACAATGGCGAATCAATCCAAATAGTTAGGATAAAGGACTAATCATGGAAATGAAAAACAAACAGGAAACAAGACTAAAGAAAGCACATATCGCTTTGATGAAACACCCTGAGACTGCGTTGTATTCAGGTGTGATGCTCATGGGTAAGAGTGAGGTAGTGGACAGAGCATTTACTGCATACACAGATGGTGTGAACAAGAGATATTCTAAGCCATTCGTTGAGACAATACTTATCGAAGCGAAGTTGCGTGGCTTAGTCTTGCATGAGAATCTTCACGTTGCATTGAAACAGATTCCAAGAGGTAAGGATATGTTCAAGGAAGATAGCAAGATAGCGAACATGGCAGCCGACTTTGTGGTTAACGACATAATAAAGAATATTACAGGAAAGGTAGCGAATGGTCACGAGCCTATCGTAGAGTTACCTGATGGTGCGTTGTATGACTCATTCTTTCATAATTGGTCGATGCGTGAAGTCTATAACCACATACGCAAAGAGAATCCTCAGCGACAGAAACCTAGTGATGGCTCAGGAGATGAGCCTACCAATACCAAAGGCGATGGAGATGAAGATAGTAGTTCACGTGGTAGTGGAACGATATATGCGAATGGTAAGCCTTATGACGTGGGACAGGAGTTCGATGAACATGACTGGGAATCATACGTCGAAGGACTCAGCGATGAGGAACGCAAGGAGTTGGGAGATAAGATTGATAGAGCCTTGCGTGAGGGTGGTATGCTCGCAGGTCGTATGGGTGGCAAGATGCCTAGACAGATTACTGACTTACTCGAGCCGAAAGTAGATTGGCGAGAAGCCTTGCGTGAGTTTGTGTCTTCCACGATGAAGGGGAACGATGAGTTCACATGGCGCAAGATGAATAAGCGTCAGTTGGCTAATGATATTTATTTACCAAGCATGGAGAACGAGACGATCGGTGAAGTGGTAATCGCCATTGATACCTCAGGTTCAATCGGAGAGAAAGAGTTAACTGAGTTTGCAACAGAACTGGCATCAATCGTCGATCTTGTGTCGCCTGAAGCAGTTAGAGTTATATGGTGGGATTACGATGTTCATGGCGAGCAATACTTCAAGCCTGAACATTACAGAGATATTGCATCATTACTAAAACCCTTAGGTGGTGGTGGCACTAGAGTAAGTTGTGTGAATCATTACATCAATGAGAAGAAGATTAACGCAGAGTGTGTCATCGTGTTTACCGATGGTTATGTAGAAAGTGACATCGAGTGGACAATCGCTTCCCCTACCCTGTGGATGATAACTGAGAACAAAGACCTCGATGTTCCAACAGGTAAGAAAGTCTTAGTTAACAATGATTGAAGTATTCGCCAATTACGTAAGAGCAAACGCTCGAGTTAATTATGTTAATGGAGAGATAGCGTATTCACGTGATTGGCAAACCCAATTTATAAGGATATATATGCCTGATAAAAAAGAAAAATGGTATAGCACCAATGCAAATGACCCTAGATTTTCGCACGACATAGCAGAGTTGTTGATACAAACGCATGGGGACATGGCACACATCTATGCGTTGGAAAGAGTAGTTAGTGAGAGTAGTAGTAAGGAAGAAGTAAAACTATGGAAAGCAGTATTAACTTTATTAGACAAGGAGAAGTGAAATGGATAGCGTATTAAACTGGAGTAGACTTACAGACATAACTAAAACTGTGAAACCGTTTCGTGGAACAACTAATAGGTTTCCTATCGGTAATAGATCTAATAATACAAAGTGTTTTTATGTAGAAGAGTTAGATGGCGAGACTGTATACCGAGCGACCTACGGCTATAAATATAATGAAATATATCATACCAAAGAAGAATGGGAGAAAGACCCAAATAGAATCTCTTGTAGAGATTGGGAACAAGACGAGAGCAAGAAGTATGTTACTTATACTACTATACCTAGAGAGTTAGGCATCGTGCGTTCTGACAATACGTTTCAGTTCACTGCCGACTACTACGGACAAGGCGATAATACTATGCTTTCTCATTGGGGGACAGGTTGGTTCTTTAGTAGTTCACGTCATGGTGGAATGGTATATCAGAATTCATACAGAGGTGACGGTATCTTTCATCCAATATTCAAAGGTATGCGACTTCACTTGGATACTATGATGCCTCATGAATCTTCTAACTATCAGGTATTGGGTAGACGTGTATCACGTATTGATGCTAAGAAGTTTTTATCTAGATACGAAACATTCTACAAAGTAAATGAGGTCATGTTTAAGGCGATTGATTGGAAGATAATGATGGATACGGTAGTTGATGTAGTAAATTCATTAGTAGAGAAAGATGAGTTGCAAAACTATTACCTTAGCAATACATCAGTCGAGAATATGATAACGTGGGCAGATAATAACATTGACGTAGCACCACTTGACTCAGCCTTAGCATTCGCAGTTGGGCATGACATAGGTAATATGTATCGACGAATGAGAGCGCACGCTATTGACCCAAACAGTAATCAATTCCGTTGGATGGATACAGACCCAATGAATCTATATGGGAATCTCAAGCGTAAGTTGAATCATGAACTATACAAGCGTCACAATGAGGTAATGAAAGACGTTACGTTCCCGATGGGCAAACCATATCCAGCAAGTAACTGGGGGATACGAGTCATGGTTGATGGTAAAGAAGTAAAACAATATTAAGGAGAATTATTATGGATATAACAACTGTAGATATGCCTTATAAAGAATACATTGTCTCAGACCATGTAGACGCTACTATGAAAGCATTTAACCACACTGCTCGACGTGTTAGGTATGAGTTTCCTAATGGGTGGGGGGCTAGTGTTGTCATGGGAGATTTGTTTTATTCTAATAATGACTCAGGTTTATACGAAGCGTGTCCTACAAAGAATGATCAGTTGTGCTATGGCGCAATAGACCTTAACAACGATGATGTGTATGGGTATCTCAATGATGAAGAATTATATATTTTATTAACGAAAATTTTAGCGAAGGAGAAGTGAAATGAAATACGCAATAGAAGGATTTACAAAGCAATCAACAATAGACTATATCGAGAGTTCACCAGTAAAGAAACTCGTATATGAACTGAATTACAAGTATGGCTTAAAAGCATTGACTGTAATAACAATAGATACACGAACCGATAAACGTAACGAGGTTGTGTTAACCGATCCTATGGGTGGGTTTGCCGTAGGCAGAGTATGGACAACAGTAGATGATAAAGATATCGTGTATCACTATCGTTCGCCTTACGCTTCAAAAGATAGAGGTAGGACTAATGAGGATAGAGAAACTTATTATGGTAAGAAATTATCATCCTTGATGAGTGTGCTAAAAACTAATGAAGTCATACCTACTAAAGATAGTTCACAACTATTAATTATTCATAATCGTATCTTTACCAATGCTAATTATTCTTTACAAGAAGTGCATGGTAGACACAGGAAAGACATAGAGTTAAATGTAGATGAACAACATTCTTTATTGAGATACGCACTAGGTGAAACTACTAATCTATTCGATGAAAATAAATGTAAAAAAATACTTGACAAATATAATACACTAGATAAAATAAAACAAGAATCAGACGAAGACATAGATAGGTTCTTCAACAAGGGTTTCTATGCGATTGGTGTAGATATGTTTAATCATTTAATAGTGGGGAAAGTTGTGAAAAATAAATCTAGTTACGAAATAGTAGAATCATTCGAAAGGGTGATGGACTTCAGTAAGCATGAACATCTACAAGCAATCATGACCATGCAAAAAGTTTATCATGAGCAACAAGGTAAATATACTAAGTTCTACGGAAATTACATTCCACTATACAGTGGATACCTAAAAGACCTAGACATCATACAGTTGAATAATCGTGAGCCACACATTCATGACTTAGCTTGGACTCTTATCCCATGCACAGCACTTTCCGTATGAAGATAGAAATGCTTAGCCCAATAGCACATCAATATACACATGGGCTATATCGTGTGCCGTTATATAAAGACGGAAGCCACTACACATTATTTGTAGCCGATGGATATAGGAGAGACTTTGATGAGAACACTTTACCTGATGAGATCAAAACTAAGATAGCCATGATACTTGCGAGAGATAAACAAATCGCACACGACCATGAGTTAACACATTTAGGATTGATGGCATCTGTAAAAGACGATGCGTTAATAGACGTGGGGTGGCAAAGGAGTGAGAGTTGGTTCATCATTGTATTACCCCTAGCATCGTTAATGAAACTAAGAGGAGAAACTAATGGCAGTGCCGTTGGGTAGACAAGTCTTGGTTAGTGTAGATGAGTTAATGACAGGTAATTATTGGAGAGATAGGAAAGGAGACATATATAGAATATCCGATATGACTGACAATCACTTAACTGCAACCATACACTTAATAGAAAGTAGAAAATCAAATTTAGGTAATGTAGATGATTTGATAGATACAATACATTTCAACATGAATCTTGAGTTTCTTAAGCGAGGACTACACGACCCTAAAACAGTTGAAGAAAGGTTCGAGCAGACTGAAGTGAAAGACCAAAACGAAGTGCAAAGAATAGTAATACAAATGAGATCGAGGAGAAGATAATGGCGCAAACACCCGAAGCAAAAGTTAAAAAGAAAGTAAAAGATTATCTTACCGCTAGAGGTATTTATTTTACTATGCCGTTCACTGCTGGTTTTGGGGCGAACGGAGTGCCTGACATACTTGTGTGTTATCAAGGAAAGTTTATAGCGATAGAGTGCAAGGCTAATGGTAACAAGCCAACAGCATTACAAGGAGAACACATGAAAAGAATTCAACGTGGGGGTGGAACGGCAGTTGTCGTTGATGAAAGGAATGTCGACACAATGCTAGAGGGATTATTTGATGATACAGATGATGGGAGATGCTAGATAACTGGCTTCAATATGACCGACCAAGATAAAGAATATTTAAGAGATTTGTTTGCGTGCTTCGCCATGAATGCGATAGTAAGTCGAGGTATAAGAGAAGAGATAGTAGATAGTGTTGCAGAAAACTCTTATATGATGGCAGACGCTATGATGGAAGCCCGCAACAAAAAAGAACCCAAGATGGGGATAACCGCAGTAAACCAACCTAAGAGGAGAAGTAGAAATGAAAGTAAGTAAAACCCAAGCAGTAAAAAACTTGATGGACAAAGAACCTAGTATGACTGCACCTGAGATAGCCAAGAAGTTAGGCATTAAGATTGGTTATGTCTACACGATTATGTCTAAGTTAAGAAAATCACAAACGAAAGAAATAAAAAGTGTAGACGCAGTAGAACCAGTAAATATCGAACAGGTAAAAGATTTTGTATATAGCATTTCACTAGGACGTGGAACAGTAGATAACGTCAATCATCCACCTCACTACAAGACAGGTGGTATCGAGACAATCGACTTCATTGAAGCGAAGCAGTTGAACTATCATCTAGGTAACGTCGTTAAATATATTACTAGAGCAGACCACAAGGGTAACAAGTTAGAAGACTTGATGAAAGCCCAATGGTATTTGAGTCGTGCGATAGAGAACGAGGAGAAGTAATATGAAAAAGATTATCGCATTAATGATAGCAAGCGGAGTTTTAACGGCTTGTCATGTTGAGCCAACACCTGAGTCTTCAACAAAAATCGAGCGTCGTAAACAAGAAGAATTAAGCCTACAAGCAGTGCAACAAGTAGGTATGCCTGCGATTGTGAACTTTGCTGAGAAACGCATGATGAAAGATATTCTTGAGATACGAGATCAAGATGTCGCTACGACTACCTACATTGTTGGTATGAATGGAGAACTTCATAAATTATGCAACTCAGTAGGATATGGCTTACCTTACGCTACTCAATACACAAACCCACAACGTATAAGTGGGGGTATGGAAACACCAAGCACAGGGAATGTCACTATACCACAAGCAGACCCTAATGGATTATATTCTCCAGCGAGTGCAGACGGTACATGGGTTCAATGCGTAGACCCTAAGAGTGGCAAAGCAAGAGTTGTTTATATCGAGCCACGCATCATTGTTTCACCAATTCCATTAGGAGGTTAATATGAAAGAGTTTTTTATAGGACTAATTACAATCATTGTCTCTTTAATTTTATTACTTGCAATTGGTGCAGGATTAAATCTATTTAATCTAGAAAGTTATAACTACTTTGCACCGAAGTATCGAGCAGTAGAAAACAAAGTATTTAAAGAGAGCGAGCAATATAACGATGGAATGATTCGTGATTTAGAAAACTTACAGATGGAGTATGTCAATGCGGATGCAGAACACAAGCAAGCGTTGAGGGCTATTATCTTGCATCGTTTTAGCGTATATGACGAGAATCGTTTGCCATCTAATTTACGTAGTTTTTATTTGCAGTTAAAGCGTAATTAATTTTTTGGGGGGTAAGGTTCACGCCTTGCTCCCCTTTTTTGTAACTATACACCACGTTATTTAAGGATTTTAAAATGACCCCCAAAGAATTATCAGACTTAGCACACAACACATTTAATAAGCCCGACACACCTAGAATTGATCTGCCACTTTACGATGGTAGTTCACGCAATATAGTGATTGCTACTATTTGTTTTACTTTAAATAATAAAGGCGACTGGAACGCCTGTGTAGATGATTTTTTTATGGAAGATATTGTTATGTATTATGCAAAGAAAAAAGGAGAAGTAAATGAGTGAAGAAAAACAAATTGATATTAGCAACGGAGTGAACATCGTGTTGGCAAGAATGGACACGCATCCTGAGGAGTTTTGGGGCGAGTGCGATAAGTGGCGCTTCATCTATAAAGAATATTTTAGAGATGCCATGACAGAAGTGCAGAAGGGACAGATCTTCGAGAAAATCAAACAGATTCGTATGGAAGAATTTAACCACATGGTATTTGCTACGCTAACTCAAGAGGAAGAAAAGGAAGAGGACGAGGACGGTTGGGAGCGATGCGCAGATCGCAGTAATTAGAAATATGAAAGGCGAGAAATGAGTAAAGCAAAAGACCGTTTCCCAAATTACGAATCAATATGTCTTCAGTGTGGTGCAACAATCTACAAACCATATCGTGAACTAACAGATGCGGAAATATGGGAAGTTATATCGCATTTTTCTTTTAAAGATTTATCAGCAGACTTAATTAAATTTGCAAGAGCAATACAGAAAGCGAGTGAGAAATGACTAAAGAACAAATACATAACATTTATTTACATATGACAGGTAAAGCAGAAGGTTTACTTGAAGCAGGTGCGGAAGCAGATTTTCCTATTATGTTTGTTGAAGCAATTATGGAATATAACAAACCTCGTGAACTAAGCGATGAGGAAATAGATAATATTTTTGGAATATCTGCATTAAACACAACAGTAACTTTAACAACAGAACAATGTTATTGGATTGTTGATTCAATATTAAAGAAAGTGAGGGGGCAATGAATAAATTTGTGGATATTACTAAAGCTAAAAGATGGCTAATTAATGGTACTGAATACGGATCATTTGAAAGTGCGAAAGACTATAAAGAAACAATGGTTTTGGATGAAGAT